CGTTTTGGTGTCTAACTCTCATCACAGATTCGTCCTGGCTGGCTAGTGCATCACGTTCGGGACGTCAAGCTGGAAATGTCGCGTTTCTTGACCGATGTCACGAAAGATGACATTTCGGTCCTATGCACCAATCAGAAGCGTCCCGCGTCGACCCCAGCATGCTGGGTCAGACCCACTATCCGCGACGGCCGCTCGACTTCTATCCCACGCCGACGAAATGCACGCGCTCTTTCTTGAGTATGTGGGAGCAAGCCGTCGGGACCGTCCATAGCGTCTGGGAGCCCGCGTGCGGTAACGGCGCGATCTCCAAGGTCCTGGCCGACGAAGGCTTGAACGTCTTTTCCTCCGACATCGCCGCCTACGAGGGCTTTGAGCCGGACTGCCTCGCAGACTTCCTGGTGGTCCAGAACCTGAAGGAAATTCAGGCGATGGCCGGTTTCGTGCCGTCGGCGATCATCACCAACCCGCCTTATGGCGATGAAGCCGAGCAGTTCGTCCGCCACGCGCTCAAGCTGACCGAGCCCGATCGCGGCGTCGTCGCCGTCCTCTGTCGTCACGAATGGTCCTGCGCCAAAGGGCGCCGCGACATCTTCAAGGATCACCCGGCCTACGCCGGCAAGATCACCCTGCTCTATCGCCCGCGCTGGATTGAACCCACGCCGGGCGTCAAGGCGAGCAGCCCGCGCTTCTCCTATTCCTGGTTCTGCTGGGACTGGTCCCGAGACCAGTCGGCCCTCCCCGCCGACCTTTACGCCGAGTAATCATGACATCCGAAGAATTCGACGCCCTCGACGGCGAAGCCTTGCTCGCAGCCGTCAGGAAGGCCGGCGGTCAACGGCCGTTCTCCCGCAAGCACGGCATCCCCCGGACCACCATCCAGCACCGACTCTACAAGATGCGGAACGATCCCTTCGGGCATCGACCGGCGCCGGACGTGACCGAGATCGCCGATGACTTCTCCGACGGCCTGGACAAGTCCTTCATCTACACCTCGGCCCAGGACGGCACGAAGCTCCACGAGCCGTTCCTGCGCAACCTCGAAGCCTACGTCGAGTGGCTCAATCAGTTCCGCAACGCCGAACTGATCATCGCCGGCTTCACCTACAACAAATCGCTCTTCGAGGACCACTCGAAGAACCACGTCTTCTGGCCGTCTCAGATCATGCCGTACATGCGCAGCGAACGCCTGCGCATGAACAACCTCGTCGATTTCTGCGGCGAGATGAACACCCTGCCGACAGCCGTATCGCCGCTCTCGGGCTTCGAGACCTACACCCGAGAACGGTGGGGCATCTTCCCCCACGCCAAGATCGAACTCCGCAGCGTGCCGACGATGAAGTCGCTGCCGGCGAAGCAGATCATGACCACCGGCGCTGTCACGCTGCCCAACTATGTGCCGAAGAAAGCCGGCATCAAGGCCGCCTTCCACCACGTCTTTGGCGCCGTCATCGTCGAACTCGACAAGGACGGCCGTCACTTCTGTCGCCATCTCATCGCCGACGACGACGATGGCTCGTTCTACGATCTCGATCGGTTCGTCTTCAACGGCGTCGTGACCGAGGGCCACCGGGCCCAATGCCTGACGCCCGGTGACGTCCACGTCGCCCAGATCGATCCGGAAGTGTCGAAGGTGACCTTCGGCATCTATCCGACCGAAGACCGCGATCCGAATGGCAATCGCATCTGGCTCCAGACCGAAGAGCCGTCGCTCATCGACACGCTCCAGCCCGAGTACCTGTTCGTCCACGACGTCAGTGACTTCCGGGCGCGGAATCACCACTCGATCGCCGACCCCTATGATCGCTTCCGTCTCCACATCAATCAGAAGGAGTCGGTCGAGCAGGAACTCCGCGAGGTCGCGCTCTTCCTGTCCGCGCTCGAAGACCCCCACCGCGAAGTCGTGGTCGTCGACTCCAACCACGACCAAGCCCTCCTGAAGTGGCTGAAAACAAGCGACTTCCGCACCGACCCAGCGAACGCCCGCTTCTTCATCCAATGCACGCTCGCCTCGCTCTTGGCGATCGAGCAGGGCCTCGATCGTTTCTCGATCTTCGAGCACGTCATGCGCGAGGCATTCGAGTACGGCTGCAACGGTGTCCGGTTCCTGATCGAGGACGACAGCTTCGTCGTCGGCGGCGTCGAGCACGCCAATCACGGACACACCGGCGCCAACGGCGCGCGCGGCGCGATCAAGCAATTCGCCCGCATGGCGGCGAAGACCACGATCGGCCACTCCCACTCCGCCGGCATCACCGATGGCTCGATGCAGACTGGGACCTCCTCGAAAATGGACCTCGGCTACAACCGGGGCGCCTCGTCCTGGTCCTGGTCCCACGCCCTCCAATACCAGTCCGGCAAGCGGACGCTCCTGACGATTCAGGACGGAAAGGCTCACCTGTGATCTACGAAACCCTGCCGTACCGCCGGCGCTCGCTCTTTCTCTACGCCCACTACGCCGACGACTCGAACTTCATCCAGTACGGCGTCGGCTACCGCAGCACCAACGGTCTCCAGGTCAAGCACGTCGAGATCGACCGTGTCCACCTCCTGGAGATGGACCGCGAACTCGGCTTCCTCGAAGCCCGACCCTTCATCGACATCGGCGCCTCGATGGCCGACGAGTTCATGGTTCCCCAGTTGGTCAGCGGCGACAAGAAGGGCGAGTTCATCGCGCTGATCGAGCGCGTCTGGAAGGAAGCCTGCGATCCGCGCAAGCTGCGCCGGATCATCCGCCTCGACGATCACGGCCGCGCGGTCTTCCTCAAGTACAACGCCCGTAAGGATGCGATCGAGATCGGCCTGGAGCGCGTCTCCCAGGGCGTCTCGCAACTATGCAGCACCGCAGCCTTCCTGGACCAGGACGGCTGCCTGACGCTTGGCGCCCAACTCTTCGTCGGGGTGATCAAGCTCAGCTTCAACTCGGCGCCGCCAAACTGGGGCGACCACACCACCACCCTCCCCAAGGACAAATCCGCCGAGGTCGCCAAGGCGCTCGTGAGCATGTCCGACGCCATCTGGAGTCCGCAATGACGACGCCCGTTTCCCTACCGCCGAAGCTCGTGGGCGAGACCCTTATCGAGCCGGTCGACTACACCACCCTGCTCCCGACCGGCGTCACGATCGCCTCGGCCGCCGTTACGGCCGGGGTCTACCTCGGTGTCGACGCGACGCCCACGGACATCCTCTCTGGCAACGCGACCGTCGCCGGCGCCGTGGTGAGCCAGGAGGTCATCGCCGGCCTGCCGGGCGTTGACTATCTCCTCACCTATGCCGCGACGTGCAGCGACGGCGAGGTGATCGAGCAGGAGCGGATTCTGCCGGTGACCGCGTTCCGATAATTCGGTGTCGCGTTTCTTGACCCATGTCACGATTAGTGGCTTTTGGTAGTCAATGTCCTCTTATTACAACGACTTCGATCCATTCCTCGCGGAATGGACGCGGGAACTCATCGCCAAAGGGCTGATCCCCGATGGCGAGGTCGACACGCGCTCGATCCGCGACGTGCAGCCCGAGGACCTCAAGGGATTCGACCACGTCCACCTGTTCTCGGGCATCGGTGGTTTCGCCTACGCGCTGCGTCTCGCGCACTGGCCAGACGACGAACCGATCTGGACCGGCGGTTTTCCCTGCCAACCCTTTTCCGAAGCCGGAGACCAACGTGGCGCCGACGACGACCGACATCTCTGGCCCGAGTTCGACCGCCTCATCGCCGGCGGCCGACCTCCTATCGTCCTGGCTGAAAACGTGCCGCCAATCGTCCGGCTGGCGCTCGACGGAGTGCTCGCTGACCTGGAGCGACACAACTACACCAGCAGGGCGGCCCTTGTCCCGGCTTGTGGCGTCAACGCGCCCACGCGACGCGAACGGCTTTGGCTTTGCGCTCTATCCAACGATTGCGGTGAGCGATGGAGCCGGCGGCAAGATGCCGCCGAAGGGAACTTCTTTGACCGGGCGGAAGCCCGGTGGCGGGAAGGCGCAGGTCGGCGTCCGCTATGTCTCGATGCTGCTGAGGGACCATGGGACGGCTCCCTGGTCTTCCTCGGACCCGACAACAACCGCCGACGGGCTCCAGCCGGAATTCTGCCGCTGGGCGATGGGTTTCCCACCAGCCTGGAGCAGGTCCGAGCATACGGAAATGCCATCGTGCCCCAAGTCGCGGCCGAACTGATCCGTAATCTGATGAAAGTGCTTCCGTGAAAGATTTTACCCCGACCAAAGAGACGATCTCCCTGCACGGGCTCGGGTTCATCCAACTCGTGCTCGAAGGCAGTCAGCGGATGCACGTCTGGCATCCCGATCTGCCGCGCCGCGCCTGCTACGAGCACTCGGCCGTCCACAACCACCGCTTCAGCTTCACCTCGCGTGTGCTGAAGGGGCAGCAGGTCAACCAGCGCTGCGACCTCGAATACGTCAAGCCGGGAGACGGCTCACACCTCTTGATCAGCCACAACGGCCCGAGGATGCCAACGGGCAGTCGGCTCAGCTACCCGGTGTGCGACGTCAACGTGATCGGGCGCGGCATCGAGTTCTACGGCGCCGGCGAAGAGTATCACATGCCGGCGATGGAGTACCATCACACGCCCTGCGAAGGGATCGTGGTCACGGTGCTGAAGAAGCATGAAGAGACCACGCTGCACGCCAACTCGGTCTGCCGGCGCGGCGTCGACTTCGATGTCGGTTTCGACCGCTTCCAACTCTCTCCCGAGCAACTCTACGCCTACGTCGTCGAGGCCCTGAACTCGTCCGACTGACTACCCACGGCAGCGCCGCGTCCCGGCCACGCCCAATAGCCCGACGACGGAAATGCGTCGGGTGAAGGACCCTCCTTGCAACTTCCCCCCGAACCGGTCGTCGCTGGTCGACGCCTGCTGTATGACATCGAGACGAACGGCCTGCTCCGCGAGTTGGATCGGGTCCACGTTTTGGCGATCCGCGACATCGATAGTCGCGAGACCTTCCGTTTCCGTCACAACGACGAAGAGCACTCGATCCCCGAGGGATTGAAGATGCTGAACGAGGCCGGACTCATCGTCGGCCACAACATCATCGGCTTCGACAACTACGCGCTCTGGAAGGTCTACGGCGACCTGTTCGCGCCCACGGGCACGATGCGCGACACGCTGATCATGGCCCGCATGATGTTCAGCGACGAGAAGGAACGCGACTTCCGCCGCTGGAAGCGCGGCGAACTCGACGGCAAGCTCATCGGTTCCCACACGCTCGAAGCCTGGGGCATGCGCCTCGGTTTTCCGAAGGACGAATACAGCGCGCGCATGAAAGTGCGGGCGGCCGAGTGGTGGGAAGCGGACCCGAACTGGGCCAACGATTTCAAAGACCTCAAGGCTTTTACATCCTGGGCGACCTGGGCCGAGTGGTCGCAGGAGATGGAAGACTACGGCTGTCAGGACCTCGACCCAACGGAGGCCCTGTGGCGCAAGATCGAACTCGTCGACTGGTCCGAGGACGCCACGATCCTCGAACACATGATCTGCGACCTGATGGCTCGGGTCGAGCAGAACGGCATCTACTTCGATCGCGACGAGGCGCACCTTCTCGAAGGACTGCTGCGCGAGGAGCACGACACCAAGGCCGATATCGCTCACGAGCACTTCGGCACATGGCTGACGGCGGCGAAGTGGCACCGCGATGCTCCGCGCCCGGAGTTTGGCGAGGACGACTCCCGCAAAATGTGGGGTCAGGTCCAGATTCCCAAGCGGTCCATGAAGTTCAAGGACCCGATCGCGAAGGGCGGCGACAAGACCGAAGGCTGCGCCTACTGCCCGATCGTCCTGAAGGATTTCAACCCGAACTCGCGGCCGATGATCATCGACCGGCTGAAGTCGATCTACCTCTGGGAACCGCAGGAGTTCACCGAGAAGAACAATCCGGTCGTGAACGACGAGGTCCTGCGCGACCTTGGGCACACGATCCCGATCTGCACCGAACTCGCCGAAATCTTCTACTACAAGAAGCGCCTCGGGCAGTTGGCCGATGGCGCCGAATCCTGGATCGGCAACTGCCAGCCAGACGGGCGCATCCATCCCCGGATCAATCCCGGCGGCACGGTGACGAACCGCGCCAGCCACTCCAAGCCGAACATCGCCCAGGTCCCCCGCGTGGTGTTCAAGAAGCTCCTCCAGTGGATGGAGTCCGATGTCGTCGCGCGCAAGGGCATCGACGGCAAGCTCATCTACGGCCGCATCTCGGCTGACTCGTCGGGTCGAGAAGTCTTCGACCAGACCGGCCTGACACCGATGCTCGATCCCGACGGGGTCCAGTTTGTCGGCGTGCCCGTCGTGAACAAGACGACGGGCGAGTACGACCGCGACGACGAAGGAAAGATCAAGACCAGAGCGACCTTGATGAAGGGCCGCGCCGGCGACCATGGCTGGGACTGTCGTCGCCTCTTCGTCTCGCCGCCGGGCTGGCTCCTCATGGGCGCCGACCAGCAGGGGATCGAACTCCGGGCCCTCGCCGACGCGATGTGGGAGTTCGACAACGGCGTCTACGCCAAGCTGCTGCTCGAAGCCGACGTCCACGACGCCCACCAAGCCGCCCTGGAACTCGACTCCCGCGACACCGCCAAGACCTGGATTTACGCCTTCCTCTACGGCGCCGGCGACTTCAAGCTCGGGACGATCATCGACCCGACGCTGGCGAACAACGTCGCCGCCTGTACAGCGCTGGGCGCGAAGTCTCGCGAGCGATTGATGAGCCGTTTCCCGGCGCTGAAGCTGCTGATCAAGTCGGTCCAGAAGTCCGCGCGCCAGGGCTTTGTCACGGCCCTGGACGGCCGCCGGCTGATGACGCGGTCCAAGCATGCCGCGCTCAACACCCTGCTCCAGGGGATGGGCGCAACGCTCGCCAAAATCTGGGCCGTTTCGTTCGAGAGCTTCATGGAGGAAGCGGGCTTCGTCCACGGCTGGAACGGCGACTTCGTCATCGTCGCCTGGATTCACGACGAACTCCAAATCTGCGTCCGCGACGACCCCCGCGTCATGGCTGCGGCCGAACGCTACGTCGAAGAGGCCGCGACCTATGCCGGCGAGCGTGTGGGCTTCCGCCTGCCGGTCGAAATCGGCAAGCCGAAGTTCGGGCGCAACTGGTCGGAAACCCACTGATCGTGTGCTGTTTTACTTACGCATGTCACGTTTCTTGACATAGAAACTGCCTCGTGGTTAATCGGGGCATACCCAAGGAACACCCGGTGACCAAGCTCCACAACGCCCCGGCGTTCAAGGCCAGAATGCCTTCGACCGCCGAAGCGATGAAGATGTCCGAGGGTTCATTGCCGGCTCTGCTGGCGCTGATCCTCCTGCTCTTCGTGCCCTACGCCGCCGGGACCGTCTGCCACTTCTTCGGCGTGTTCACGTCGATCTCGGTCGCAGGCCTTGGGGACTTCGACGCCGCGCTCGCCTTTCTTCTGGTGACGATGCTGGCGATCCGAGGCGCCGTTCTGCACGGCATTCTCTCGTCCCTCGCTCTCCGCGCGGAACTTGAGCAAGCGATGATGGTGATCCCGGCCGGAAAGACCTTGGCCGAGTTTACCCAAGACCAGCGGGACCTTTTCTACCGCGAACTTGCCGAAGCAACGGCGCCCAAGTCCTAACCCAAGCTGGGTTTCGACTTCTAAGCAAATTCACTTTTTAAGTTAAGCAAGGATGCCCAGCGGAATGCTGCTGTTTTTCGACACCGAAACCACCGGTAAGTGGAACCCGAAACTACCGATGGGCCATCCCCATCAAGTGCGGCCGGTTCAGATCGCCGCCATCCTCGCCAATGACGAGGGACGCGAAGTCATGAGCATGAATTTCCTGGTCTACCAGGAGAGCGTGCCGGCCGCGACCGCCGCATTCCACGGCATCACCACCGAAATCCTCCACGCCCACGGCATCAACGAAGGCACCGCCTTGGCGGTCTTCGAGGAATTCCTCGCCCAGGCCGATCTCGTCATCGCCCACAACGGCGAGTTCGACCAGAAGATCATCACCAACGCCGTCGCAATCCTCGACGGCAAGCCCAACGCCGATCCGTTCGCGGGCAAGAAGGCCTTCTGCACCATGCGGGCCTCCACCAACATCTGCAAGCTCCCGAGCCAGCGCGGCGGCTTCAAGTGGCCGACGCTCCAAGAAGCCTACACCCACTTCAACGGTGTCGGGTTCGACGGCGCTCACGATGCACTGGCCGACGTCCGCGCCTGCATGAACGTCTTCTTCCACATGCAGGAACTGATGAAGCCGAAGCAGGTCTGACGCTCATGTTCCTCCTTGTTTTTCTCATTGCCTTCCTCGCCTTGGCCTTGGCCTTGGCCAACGACGACGATGACATGTCCCCGGCGTAGTCATGGCCGAACTCGACTTCAAAGCCGGCTTCGACGACTATATCGCGGCCCACCAGAAGACCTGGAAGCACGACCGTAAGCTCTCGGTTGGCGCGTCCGAAATCTTCGGCTGCCTGCGCAAGGCGTGGTTCGGCAAGCACGACACCCCGGTCGACCCCAACCACAAGGAGTCGTGGGGCGCGATGGAACGCGGGAACCTGATCGAGGAGTTCCACGTCGAGCCCGCGATCCGCTGGTACCTGGAGAACAAGTTCCCCGACAAGGGCGCGCGTCTCACGATGGGGGGTAAGCGTCAGCGCACGCTGATCGACACCGTGAACAAAATCTCGGCAACGCCCGACGGTCTCGTGGTCGGCGCCGACGATGACGCGCTCGCGATCTATGGCATCCCAAGTCTCGGCGGAAGCGGTTGCTTCAACTTTGAGATTAAGTCCATCGATCCACGAGTAAACCTCAAGGAAGAGAAGGCCGTTCATAGAGGACAAACGATTGTCCAGATGGGCTTGACGCGCGAACAACTGATGTTCAAGCCAAACTTCGCAGTCATCCTCTATGTCGATGCATCGTTTCTTGATGACATCGATGTCTTCATCGTCCCGTTCGACCAGCGGACCTATGACGCCGCGAAAGAACGTGGCGTGCGCGTCTACGAAGTCAAGGACCCGTCCGAGATCATGCCCGAGGGCAAGCTCGATGATTCCTGCAAGTTCTGCAAATACACCCACGCCTGCGCCAGGGCCTCGCGCGAAGCGACGCCCACGGACGGCGAGGCGACGTCTTCCAACATGCCGCCGGCGCTGATGGCCGAAATCGAGAAAATCCTGATCGAGGAGCGCGGGCTCAAGAAAGCAGCCGTCGACGCTGAGAAGGCCCACAAGTCGATACAAGAACAACTCAAGGAATGGCTCCGGGAAATCGGCGTTAAACGCGTCGAAGTCGGAGACATCAAGGCCACCATTTCTTGGAGCAAGGGCCGGAAGAGCTTCAACCGCAAGGCGGCTGAAGAAGACGGTCTAAATCTCTCCAAGTACGACCAAGAAGGCGAAGGCTTCGACACCCTGCGGGTAACCGAAAAGGGATCGACCAAGGCCGACGAAGACTAAGACCTTCCACGACCATGTAACCAAGCGACTCTGGATCGTCCGGAGACGTAATCCCTATGGATAATCACGCACTTATGTCCAATGAATTGACGACCCAGAACTCCGGCTTCCTCGCTCAGAGCGACGATGCTTACGCCGCACTGGCCGAAGCCGCAAACGAAATGGGCTCCGGCGGCGGCGTCTACCTGAAGTTCGACGGTAACACCGGCATCTATACCTACGGCTCGACCGGCGACCAACTCAGCCTCGGCACCCAGGTCGCCTTCAATCCGATGTCGCTCCAACGCGGCTGGATTTGCTGGAAGGACGAAGAAGTCGTCGACGAGGTCATGACCGGCTTCCTCACCGGCAAGCCCGTCGACAAGGGCTCGCTCGCCGACCACGGCCCGTACGACGTCAAAGGTGACGGTTGGCAGGAGCAGTCGATCATCATCTTCAAGATGGTGGAAGAGCCCTTCGCCGAACTGACCTTCAAGGCCACCGGCATCGGCAAGCGCAACGCGGTCGGCCGGCTCGTGCAGGACTTCGTCAAGTCCTACAAGGCCAACCCCGGCCTCGTGCCAATCGTCGAAGTCGACGAGGTCGAATACGAGTCGAAGGCGAAGGAAGCCCGAGGCGCGCGCAAGCACGCCCCGGTGTTCAAGATCGTCGCCTGGGTGACGGAAGCCCAACTCCTGGCGATCCAAGGCGACGACGCGGGCGACTATGAGCCCGAGCCCGCTCCGTTGGCGCTCGCGGCCCCGGTCCAGCAAGTCGCGGCTCCCGTCGCTGAGGCGCCCGCCGCCGAGGATGACAACGCCGCGTACGAGGCCCCGGCTCCCGAGCCCACGCCGAAGGCGGCTCCGCGTCGCCCGGCCGCTCGCCCCGCGCCAGCCGCCCAGGCTGCGCCGGCTCCCGAGCCCGTCGCTCAAGCCCCCGCCGCCGTCCAACCGGCGGCCCGTCGCGGGCGCTTCTAAGCCCGACTGACGTCTCTGGTCCCGCCGCCCCGACGCGGCGGGACCACCCTTTCCCTTCAAAATACAAAGGACTGTCCATGACGGAGTTCGTGGGGTTTCCCAAGCTCGCGCGTCTGAACCGCGAGATCATCATCACCGAGAAGGCGGATGGGACCAACGCCCAGGTCGTCGTCAACGACACCGGCGATGATCTCCTGGCCTGTTCGCGCAACCGCTTCATCACGCCCGAGGACGACAACCACGGCTTTGCCAAGTGGGTCCAGGAGAACAAGACCGAACTCCTGCGTCTCGGTCCCGGCCGCCACTACGGCGAATGGTGGGGCTCAGGCATCCAACGCGGCTATGGCCTGACCAAGGGCGAGAAGCGCTGGAGCCTCTTCAACGTCTCCCGCTGGGGCAACAAATTCATGCGGCCCGAGTGCTGCGGCGTCGTGCCCACACTCTACCAAGGCGTCTTCAATTTCGACGAGATCAACGAGGTCATAGCCGACCTCGTGAAGAACGGTTCGCGGCTCTCGCCCGGATTCATGCGCCCCGAGGGGATCGTCGTTTTCCACACCGCTGGCGGCCACTTGTACAAGTGGACCTTCGACGGCGACGGCGTCGAGCACAAGAAGAACAAGACGTCGCACGACTACCTGCCGGGTGAGGTCGCATCAGCGTGACCGAGATCACCGTCATCTCGGATGACGACGGTGTGGTCGACTGCATCGAGCAGCCCGAGCCGCCGAAGAAGCGCCCCACGACGACCCTCGCTCCACAGCAAGAGGAGGCGGTCAGGCTCATCCGTAGTCGGATCACCGGCGCGAACCCTGAAAAGCTGACCTATCTCGCCGGCTACGCCGGGACCGGCAAGTCGACGATCCTGCCCTTCATCCTCGACGATGCCGGCATCAACCCGAACGACATCGCGTTCGTCGCGCCCACAGGCAAGGCGGCGAAGGTCATGCGGACGAAGCTCAAGGCGCAGGGCTTCACGAACTGGATGGCCACGACCTACCACTCCGCGATCTATCGAGCGCGGCCGGCGCCGATCGCGATGCTCGAAGGCAATCTCGACGAGGCGCGCCGGCATCTCGACGAACTGATCGCCCACGGCGGCCAGGGGCGCGAACTCGAATTCCTCGACACCAAGAAGATGGTCAAGCGCCTGACCGAGGAACTGGAGAACGCCTACTCCTCGGACAAGCCGTCGTTCCAGTTGAACATGGACTGCGGCATGGAGTCGAAGAAGCTCATCGTCGTCGACGAGGGCTCTATGGTCGGCGTCACCGGCGCAAGCGACCTCATGTACTGGGGCGTCCCGATCCTAGTGATGGGCGACCCCGGCCAGCTTCCTCCGGTCGAAGAAGAGCCCGGCCTCACCTGTGGAACCCCCGATTACTTCCTGACCGAGATTCACCGGCAGGCGCTGGACAACCCGATCCTTGAGATCGCGACCATGGCGCGGGAGGGAAAGCAGATTCCCGAAGGCGTCTATGGTGACGGCCGCGCGGTCGTGATCAAGCGCTCGGCCTTCAACGACGGCCATTTCGATTGGCGCGAACCGGCCCCGAAATTCATCGTCGGCGCGAACAAGACGCGCTGGGCCGTCACCAAGCTCCTGCGCTCGGGTTACCTCGGCGAAGGCGCCGAACGCCTCGGTCCCCGCACGGGCGAGCCGATGATCGTGCGCAAGAACTCGCGCCAGTACCCGAACCTCGTCAATGGCTCTGATGTAACGGCAGTCACAGACGGCCAACTCGTGGCGAACCAGACGACGTTCACGATGTCGTTCGAAGACGAAGACGGCGTCAAGTACACGAACAAGTGCTTCCAGGGCCACTTCGAAGAGCACTTCTCCCGAAAGCCCGGCGGCTATTCCACTGACAGCCGGGCTGCATACCGCGCGAAGAAGAACTCGGTCGAACTCGATTGGGGTTGGGCCATCACCTGTCACAAAGCCCAAGGTTCTCAATACGACGACGTCGTTGTCATCGATGAAAGCGGCATGTTTCGCGAAGATTCCGCGAAGTGGAAATACACGGCCGTGACCCGCGCAGCCGAACAACTCACCCTCCTAGTCTAGGATTTACATGCAGCATATCATCGCAATAACGGGCGAGAAGCGCCACGGCAAGTCGACCATCGCCCAGACGCTGTTCGATCTGGGGTTCGAGACGGTCAACTTCGCCGACCCGGTCCGCGCCGTCGCCCATCTCGTCTTCGGCATCACCTATGAAGAGATGGAGAACGACGACCTGAAGGAAATGCCCCTCGATCGCTTCCCGTTCATCTCGCCGCGCGAGATCATGCAGCAGATCGGCACCGATCTCTTCCGCGACTGGATCGACGACACCTGGATCGAGGCCTGGAAGCGGGCAATCCCCGACAAGCTCGCGGTTGTCACGGGCGACCTTCGCTTTCCCAACGAAGCGGATTCGGTGCGCGCGCTCGGAGGCTACGTCGTTCGGGTCGTGAATCCGAACAAGCCCTCGGGCACCGACCAACACATCTCCGAATCCGGTCAGGACCGCGTCACCCCCGACTTCACGATCATCAACGACGGCACGATCGAGGAGCTTCGCGCGAAGGCTCTTGATTTCGGCCGCTTCGTCCTGGCGCAAGACTGATGGAACTCCCCGTCGCCAAGATCAAACACACCGGCCTGCGCCGCGCCGCGATGATCGGCATCACGCCGATCCTACTGGTCATGCTGGCGCCGGCGCTCATCGGGCTCGTCGGTCACTGCATCGGGAGTGCCTGGGAAGGCCTGCTCGACGAGTGGGCGTTCCAGACCAACGACCGAGCCACCGAACTCCTGAAACTCGCGTGGACCCAGGTGTGGTCCTCAGAGTGGGAGGCCGGCGAATGAGCACGCCCATCGCAGAAGCCTTCAGCGTTCGGATGATCGCCTCATCGATCACCGAGAATGGCGACCGGATCGACACCCTGGTCGCGCGCTATCCTCGGATGATCCACTCCGAGAACATGACGCACCGGAAGCACTCGAAGAACTCGTCTTCGAGCCGCGCGATCCCGACCAAGACGATGCTGGTCCGCGACGCCTCGATCTATGTCCCGCAATTCGCTCGGAACAAGCCCGGCATGCAGCCCGGCACCGACTTCGACTCCTCGAAGCAGGCCGAGGCCGAGGCGGTCTGGATCGAGATGGCCGAGTTCTGCCGCGCCGGCGTCGAGAAACTCGCCGCGTTGGGCGTCCACAAGGAGCACGCGAACCGGCCGCTCGAATGGTTCGGCTACATCGACGTGCTGATCAGTTCGACCAACTGGTCGAATTTCTTCCACCTCCGGCGCCACACCGATGCCCAGCGCGAGATGAAGATTCTCGCCGAACTCATCTGGGGCGAACGTGAACGCACCACGCCACGGCTCCTGAAGCCGGGGCAATGGCACCTTCCCTTTGTTCCGCAGGCGGAGGAGTGGGCGATCCACGAGCACGTGGCCAGCGTAGGCTACGCCGGCCTGTCGAGCGACTGCGCCGATGTGATTGGGATGCTCCAGGACAACGGCTTCCGCCCCGATGAGTACGCCAAGATGCTCCTGGTCGCGATGTCGGCCGCGCGCTCGTGTCGTGTTTCCTACTCCAAGGTCGACGGCACCCATCCCTCGCTCGATGAGGACATGATCCGGTTCAAGTCGCTCGTGCCCGAGTCGATCAGCTTGCCGATGCATGCGAGCCCGCTCGAACACCAAGCTCGGCCGCTCTCACGCTTCGACTCGCCGACGCTCCAGGGCAACCTGGATGGGTTCGTCCAGTTCAGAAAACTTCTGCCCGGCGAGTGCGCGTAAATATCGGCGCCGCATTTCTTGACCGCTGTCATGAACGATGACATGACCATTAACCAAGTTCCCTCAGTCAAGGCAGTCCATGTCCGATCCCATCGTCGTCACGCAGACCTCCAACGAAGACCCGAGCGCGGCGCCGGAATTCTCCATCAGCCTTTGGGACAGCGACGAAGGTGATGACTTCGACGTCGTCGTCCACATCAAGACCGACCTCTCCGATGAAAGGCCGGCGTCGCCGGCGCTGCTCACGGGGTTGGCGATCATGATCGCCGAGCAGCAAGGCACGCTCAACAAGATCATCGAGACGGTCTTCCCAATCGATCACCCCACCGAGAAGCAGGTCGAAGCCTACCTCGGAATGCTCATTCAAGGAGACGACAGCGTTGTCCAGTGATTCCATTTCCCACAGCGATGAGCAAGCGATCGCGACGCAGATGTCGGCGGCCGAAGCGCTCATCACGGTCCACCAGGACCCCGGCAATCCCGGTCGGGTGATGTTCTCCATCGACCTCTCCGGCGACGGCCGCGACCCCGACGAGGTCAACTCGATCCCGACCTGTGACCTCGTCGCCCTCACCCTGTTCAACCTCGCCCTGAACAAGTCGGAAGAGTTCACCGCGACCTACAACAAGGTCGTCAACTGCATCACGGAGATGCTGGACGCCCAGGAGGGTGGCGCAGACGGCGACGCCCTGCGGGCGATCCGCGAGACCCACGGCGTCCACTTCCGTGTCGGGTAACTTCTACGAGAGTTCGGCGCTCGCGTTCCTCTCTTGGACGCTGCCTCTGATCGAGGATGAGCGGGACTTGCTCCGGCAGTTCCGCGCCCACGGCTCGATCGAGGTCTCCTACGCCGAGACCGACCCCAACTTCGCCTCGTACTGCCAGGACGACGAGTCCGCCGAGTACGCCTTTTCCGACAGGATCGAGCAACGCATGGAAATAAAAGACGAGACGATCGAGGGATCGGAGAAGGTGAAGCCGGCCAAGAACGCCAACCTCTCAAACAGGCTCCCTCGCGAAGACTTCGCCATCGTGATCCCCTTCGATGACCGTGCGCCTCTGATGGAGCGCTGCAAAGATGTCCTGAAGGATCGCATGGGCGAGAACCGTCAGGGTTACTTGCTCGACGGAAAACCGGCCAACACCGACAAGGTCGTCCGCGCCGCCGGTCTCCAGTACGCGGACGAAGAAGTTCTCCAGCGTTCCCCACCCACGCGCCGGCGCAAGCGTCGGCGTCCCCTCCCGAAAACGTAACCCCGAAGGCTCCCGACCATGTCTTTCAAGACTCTGATCACCACGGTGATCCACTTCTTCACCAACCCGGCGATCCCCGCCAAGCTGACCCAACTCAAGGCGGCGGTCGAGCACGACTACGACGTCGTCCTGGCGAAGGCCGAGGCGGACCTCAAGGCCGGCACGCAGAAGATCGAGACCATCGCCCACGATGAACTCGCGGCGATCCGCAACGCCACCGGCTCGGCCCTGCGCCGCACCGAAGCGCTGCTCGGCACCGGCGCCTTGACGGGCGCGCACGGCGAGGTCGCCGAGACCCTGGCCAAGTGCCTGGACGGCGCGGCCAACCTGATCGATCCGACCGTGGCCGGCGTCACCGCCACCGAGATCGCCGCCAAGGCCGCGACCCCGGCCTTCGTGTCGTTCGCTCCCAAGGCCGGCAAGTAAGCCGACCGTGGACCCAATCCCGATCACCCGGAAGACGACCGTCGTCAACGTCAATCGACAGGCGGTCGACCGGAACACGCGGTTCAAAACGAATGAGCCGGTGATCCGGGTCCAGAAGGGGAAGTCGGGAAAGGCGAAGTATGGGCACGGCGTCTCAGTATTGGACGCCGCCGGGAATGAGGTCGCCCGGTTTATATATGACCCTCACAACAAGATCGTGGCCTGTGGTGCGAGACTTGTGCTCATCGCGCATCACGGTGCAGTAGTTCTCGAAGAGGAGATTGAGTGAAAACCTTGAGCGTTGGAGCCGTTTTGGCCTGGATCACGTTCTGCGTGACCCTGGTTGCCGGATGGCTGACCCACATCATCGTCTGTATCCAACAGCAAGAATGGCTGTTGCTGATCGCCGGCGCAATCCTGGCGCCGATCGGCACGATCCATGGCATCGGCCACTGGTTCGGAGCCTGGGGCGGACGCTAAGTCCGCTAAGCGCTTGATCTGAAACGGCCCCGGTGTTCAAGCATGTGACGGATGTCATGAAACTTGACATCGGGGGCCTTTTCCCCTAGACTTCGTAATCCTGTAACTCTGCTAAGCCCTTGATTTCGAGGGCTTTTTTAATGGATGCCCGTAATATGTCCGTCGTTCCGTCTGTGATCAATATCGACCTCAGCCGGGACCAAGACCTCTACGATTTTTCCAAGACCACGCTCAAAGATCGCTACCTGATGCCGGGTGAGACGAGCCCTCAACAAGGCTTCGCCCGAGCCGCCGCAGCATTCGCGGACGATGAAGACCACGCCCAGCGCCTCTACGACTATGTCTCGCGCGGCTGGTTCATGTTCGCCACCCCACTCCTCTCAAATGGCGGCACCACTCGGGGCCAGCCGATCTCGTGCTTCCTCGCGGCGGCCGAGGATAGCCGCGAGGGCATCTTCAGCCATTGGGCCGAGGTGGGCTGGCTCTCCAGTTTCGGCGGTGGCGTCGGTGGCTACTGGCCGCTCCGGGCCAACGGCGAAGAAACGTCGCAAGGCTCAAGCTCGACCGGTCCCATTCCCTTCGTCGCGGCGATGGACCGCATCATCCTCAGCGTGAGCCAGGGCGGCACACGGCGCGGGTCCTATGCCGCGTACATGGACATCGACCATCCGAACATCCTGGAGTTCATCACGATCCGGAAGGCCGGCGGCGACGTCAACCGCAAGGCCCTGAACCTCCACAACGCGGTCAACATCACCGACGCGTTCATGTACGCCGTTCGCGACGACACCGACTACCCCCTCGTCGATCCCCATTCGAAGAAGATCACGAAGTACCTCAGCGCTCGCGCGGTGTGGCGTCTCCTGATCGAGACACGCATGCAGACCGGCGAGCCGTACATGCATTTCACGGACACTTCGAACCGCGCGATGCCGGCGGCGCAGCGCGCCCTCGGCCTCAGGGTGAGCCAGTCGAACCTCTGCGTCGCGCCGAACACCGAACTCCTGACGTCCAGCGGCTACCTGCCAATCGGCTCGCTCGAAAACGAAAAGGTCAAGGTCTGGAACGGCCAGGACTGGAGCGAGACCACGATCATGCGGACCTCGGAGCAGTCCGAACTCGTTCGGGTCTGGTTCAATGACGGCTCGTATCTCGACTGCACGCCGGACCACAAGTTCTACGACGCGGCCGGCGTCGAGATCAGGGCGGCGCAGCTTCGCGACGGCACGGTGCTTGAACCCTCCAGTCATCCCATAATCTCAAACGCTGGCGACACGGACATGGGCCCGGCCGCCGCCTATACGGCCGGCTACGCGGTCCTGGCCGGCATCGAAGACGATGGCGCTCTGACGCTGCTGGTCGACGAGGACGCGGCTGATCTGACCAAGATGCGGCTGACCACGCTCTCGGTCGACATGAAGAAAGCTGATGGTGTGCTCGCGATCCGTTTCGAGCACGGTTCGGTCAAGACCGGCTTCGTCCCGCTGCGTTGGACCGTTGAGGCCCGGCGTTCTTGGTTCGGTGGCCTCGTGGATGCCGTGGGCGAATGGGTCAACGTCGATGGCATCGACTACCTGGGCTTCGCTCATGACGACGCCGACCTGATCCGAGAGATGCGTCTGATGGCGCTCGAACTCGGCATGCAGCCCGTGATCCGCACCAGCGACACCGGCAACTGTTTCCTCTTGAGCGCATGGGACGCCAACGGGTTGATCATGGGGCAGTACAGCGTCGGCCACGAGCCGCGCCTGATTTCGATCGATCCCGACCGCGCCCAGATCGTCGCCGACGTCCATCGGCTGCCCTACAAGACAGCGACGTACTGCTTCACGGAAGCCGAGCGCCACAAGGCCATCTTCAATGGGGTGCTGGCCGGTCAATGCACCGAGATCATGCTCCACTCCGGGCGTGACCATCTGGACAAGATGCGGACGGCCGTCTGCTGCCTCTCGTCGGTGAACGCCGAGAAGAAGGACGAATGGATCGACCATCCGGACTTCATCGAAGACCTGATGCGGATGCTCGACAACGCGCTGGAGGTGTTCATCACCACGGCGCCGGCGGTCCTGGAGAACGCTATCTATTCCGCCTCGCGCGAACGCAGCGTCGGCCTCGGGCTGCTGGGTTTCCACTCCCTCCTTCAAAGCAAGAACATTGCCTTTGATTCCGAGGAGGCGCGGGACATCAACAAGATGCTCTTCCGCCACCTCCGATCCCAAGCGGATGCGGCGTCGCTCAAGCTCGGTGCAGAGCGCGGTGAGGCTCCAGACATGGCCGGAACCGGCGAGCGGTTCGCGCACAAGCTCGCACTGGCGCCGAACGCGTCGTCGTCCATCCTCCTCTATACATCGCCATCAACCGAGCCGATCCCGGCCAACATCTTCCTGCACAAGACCCTCTCGGGTTCCTTCGTGGTGAAGAACAAGCACCTCGTGCGTTTGCTGGAATCGAAGGGCCAAAACACCGACGCGGTGTGGAAGTCGATCACCGCCGCCGAGGGTTCGGTCCAGCACCTGGACTGCCTCGACGAGTACGAGAAGCGCGTCTTCCTCTGCGCGTTCGAGATGGACATGATGCCGGTCATCGAGATGGCGATCGACCGCACCCAGGACATCTGCCAGGGTCAGTCAGTCAACATCTTCATGGCCGCCGGCACCGACGCGGAGACGCTCACCCGCGTCCACTACCGGGCCTGGGAGGGTGGAGTGAAGTCACTCTACTACCTGCGCTCCACGGCGCCCAAGCGTGGTGAGAACGTCAATACGGAGATTGAACGGACGAAAACGGTGTCGTTCGATGCGTCTCACTTTTACCCGGACCCCTCGAAGGGGCTGGAAGAAGGGCGCCGCGTCGACATCGTTGATCAATCCGATCTCGATCTCGGCAATCTCGTCCGTGACACCCTGGCGAAGATCGAAGCGTCGGCCGACGATGACTGCTTCGCCTGCCAGGGATAATTCCCTGTCAGGCCACGTGACATCCGTCACGCCTCCTTAATCTAGCCCCAATCCCCTTTATGGTCGCGTCCATGCGACCGTGCTCCGGAATCCTCCATGTCATCCCTGCTGACCGGCCGCGACTATTATCGTCCGCATTCCCATCCCTGGGCGTTCGACGCCTTCAAGACGATGTTCGACGACCTGCACTGGTCGGCCGACGACATCCCGATGGCCGACGATCTCCGGGACTGGGAATCCAAACTCACGGACGACGAGAGGGAATTCCTGACCCAGCTTTTCAGATTCTTCACTCAAGCCGACTTGGACGTGAGCCAGGGCTATGCGGAACGCTATATCCCCCGGTTCAAGACGCCCGAGGTGCGGATGATGCTCCTCTCTTTCGGCGCGGCCGAGGCCAATCACATCCACGCCTACTCCCTCCTGATGGACACGCTCGGCATCTCGGAGGGCGAGTACAAGGCCTTTCACGACTACAAGGCCATGCGAGAGAAGCACGAGTACATGTTCGCTCGCGACACCGGATCGAAGTCGATCACCGATCTGGTCGTGGACCTCGCGGTCTTCAGCGCCTTCGGCGAAGGGATGCAGCTTTTCTCCAGCTTCGCCCTGCTGATGAATTTCCAGCGGCGCAACCTGATGAAGGGCATGTCGACGGTGGTGGAATATTCCATCCGCGATGAAACCCACCACGTGGAATCGATGCTGAAGCTGTTCCACGCCCTGATCGCGGAACATCCCCGCGTCTGGAACGATGACACGAAGAAGCGCGTTTACGAGACGTGCCGCGCGATGGTGAAGCTCGAAGACGCCTTCATCGATCAAGCCTTCGGGATCGGTCACATTGAGGGAGTGACGCCGCCAGAAGCGAAGCAGTATATCCGCTATATCGCGGACCGGCGCCTGATGCAGTTGGGCCTGAAGAAGAACTACAACGTCAAGAACAACCCCTTCGAGTGGCTCGACACACTGACGAACATCCCCACCCACACCAACTTCTTCGAGGGTCGTTCGACGGAATATAGCAAGGGCGAGGTTCCCGGCTGGGAGCATGCTTTCGATTTCCTCGGACAGGCATAAAATATGGCCGCGCAATACCTGATCTATTCCAAGCCGGATTGCGGTCATTGCCTGCGAGCGAAGACCTTCCTAACCGCCAAGGGGATTGAGTTTTCTACGGTGATGTTTGAAACGGAACCCGAACAACGTGACTTTCTGAATAAGCTAAATGGTTGGAACACGTGGCCCGCTGTCTTTGCTCTAGGGAGTAACGGCAAGCCGAGTGCGTTTATCGGCGGCGCAAGTGAGCTTATTGTCACAGTTAACGCGCCTTAGCCATCTAGGGCCCTCTCGTGTATTCACCTGAAATTGGTGACGCAGGCTTTGGTAACCCTCGGGTGCTCGGCCAACGGGTAAACTAATAACCTCGTTATTTAACCCTTTGTACTGCCCCATGCGATTGTATCGGGGTCGAAATGTCATTTTTGGACAAATCTGTTGCTAAGGGGTTGGTTCCGGGACAGCCCTCGTGGCTCACGTCAAGTACCCTGACATTTGTGCTTGCATTTTTATTTGTGCCTTGTTACATGCTCCCCGCAGTTCACGATTTCGAACTAAGGAGAGCACCAATGGCACGCACCGCCCAGATGGTTCGGGCTGAACCAGCCCCGAGCCGCACAGAACAACAGACGCCCTCGCAGGCGTTTGCGCCCCCGATCAGTTCTACCTACTGGTCTCGCCACCTGGATTCTACCTCCCTTGGAGGTCGCCTGACGATCCAGCGCGAGCACCTGGGACTTAAGCAGGAAGAGGTCGCGGCGCGCATCGGCGTCGCCCGCACGGCCTATTCGCAATATGAGACGCGGATCGTCGTCCCGAGTCTCGCGAAGATCATCAAACTTGCCGAGGCGTTGGAAACGACGCCGGAATGGATCGCGTTCGGCGTGGGCGAGCGCGTCTCGATGCCCGAACTTGCCTATGACATCCCGAGCAAGGGGTGGGTCCAGGTCAACGTCTGCGCCCTGAACCCGCAGTGGGTGAAGCAACACCTCCCGGACATCGACCAAAAGACCCTCTGCGCGGTTCGCCTGCCAAACTCCGTCGGCGGGCTCGACGCCGATGATATCGCGATCGTCCAGCGCGAGGTCAAGATCACCGACAAGCGCCAGGAGTTCCTCTACGTCATGGGCGCCGACGTCCTCGTCGGCGACCTGAAGCGGGTGAAGGAGGGGATCGAGGTCTTCATCGAAAAGTCCTCCGAGACCGTGAACGCGCGGAACGTGAAGGTCCTCGGCCGGATGGTCGGCCATATGGCGCTCTCGATCGCCTAAGTGTCCAAATTCCTGACCTAAAGAGAAGGCCGCCGGCTTGCGCTGGC